CTGGGTGTATGTCACTGGGACCGGGGTATAATCAATATCCCTCAGTTTAAGCACCTTCTGCCAGGGCGTGGCCGCTACTCTGGACTTGATAGTCCCGTAGTTGATGCCCTTGGCCTCAATACACCAACCATCACCTATGTACACCCCGATGTGGCCCGGCTTCCAGACCGCCCAGCCGACCATGGACTCGTCCAGATGGTCAATGCCTACCCGTTCCACGGCTGTGTCGTGGTAGTTGTAACTGCCGCGGATGCGCCCAGTGTACCAGCTGATGAGGCCGGAACAGTCCGTGCAGCGCTGGCCTATGTACTTGGCTGCCTTAGCTTTGTAGGTGGATGTGTATGTGCCTGGGTTCTCTCGGGCGAGGCGGTCCAGTATGGCCTGGGTAAGGACCTCGCCCTTGGCGCCGTAGACGTAAGGGGTGCCCAGCTTGTCCTGGCAATGCTGAATTAATCCTGCTGATGTGTTACTCATAGTGTTTTCCTCCATTCAAAAAAAATAAGGCCCAGGGGCATCCCTGAGCCATGAAAAGTTGTGACTTCACAAGTTGCGATATCGCAACTACTCTATTTTCTGTGATTTGCCCTTTAACACTTCAATGGCATTCACTATTACATCGGATTTCACGATACCCATGAGTCCGGCATTCTCCACGATAGACAATGACTCATTCGCGATAAATCCATATGTGGCTGCCAGCATAATATAATCTACTCCCAAGGCCACATCAAGCTGATGAGCTACCGCCAGAAGGCACACCATCATAAATTTTTTGCACAACCCTTTAAGCATGGCGTTTGAACTGGCAGCACCGCTCTCTGATTTTGGTGACTTTTTAAACACCACTGCCACTAAGAATCCCGCCAACAGGTCCAGACCCATAAGTATGAGCACGATACTCAATGTCGGGGTCCAGCCGCCAAAAAGCTTTACTCCCGCCGCTGCGGCCATACCTGCAATGGCGCATATAATCTCTTTCTTCATTTTCATATACCTCACCTACTCTGTAATTAGCTCTTCACATTCCAGATCAACCAGTACCTGGCGCACCTGGTCCTTAATTTTCTCCGGGACCTGCCCGAATGTCTTCCTCCCCTTTACAATCAGGGTTGCATAAATGATTGCCATGGTATCTACCTCCTTCCTCAATAATAAAAAGAGCAGCAGTCTAAGCATTAAGTACCGCCTCGACTTCCGCCCTTAACTTCTCCGGGACCTGTTCAATCGTTTTCTTGCCCTTGTGAATAAGGTCCGCATATACAATTGCCATATAGTCTGCCATTCTTTACACCTCCATTTCCTCGTAAATTTCTGTCAGGGCCAGCTGGGTATTGGTTATCTCTTCGGCCAATGCCAGATTGGCCTCATACTGTTCTGTAAGCGCCAACTGTGCCTCTGTAAGCTGACTATCCAGACTTACCACCTGTTCCTGCAGACGTCCAATATCTGACTCAGGCAGATACGCAAAGACAGGCTGTGGATTACTGGCATCTGTCACGTCAATATAATTCAACTGAGCTCCATCAGGAATATCCACCCACATGCACCGTAATCCCTGTGGTAAAGTTTCTTCTCCATAAATAATTGACCATATACGGCCTGTAACGTCGTATATCACTAATGCTTTCATAAGTTCAGCTCCTCCTTCCTATACAGGTCTTCCTAATATAATTCGGTAAATAGTAGCGCTATATCCGCCAGAATAGCCACTTGTACCGATAAATACTGTAGGCTGCCTTCCGATATCAAATATGTCTAAAGCTACTTCCCTGGTATTGGAATCTATCGAATAACTATTGCTAGTCGAAACTTCCCAGCTACCGTAATCAGCACCCTGTCTAACTACGCCGACAGTTAATGATACATTACACGAATACCTAACATATAATTTTCCATAACTACTGAATGATACAGGCGAATTGAAGGCCACGCCTTTTCTAGATGGTTGATCCGAGTTTGTTGCAAAAGATATGGTACTTCCAATATTAACATAATTTGTATATGAACCACCATAATTAATTCCAGTAGTATTCCCATCTAAAAATATATTATAGTACCGATCCAGCCATCCCTCGAATGTGCCTGCACGTCCAAAGATGGTCACTCCTCTTTTTATATTCCAGGGCTGTAAATTTCCATCACCTACGATTGTCTGGTTCCCGGTCAGATACTGGTTGGCGGCTATCACCTGGTCATAGTTCTGCCCGTAGTAGGTTGCAGCCCCTTTTTCAGCCATAGTTCCTGTCAACGGATTACCGTCTTTATCAACAATCACTTTTCCCTTACGTACATCCGACGCGGCTGCTGTTATAACATCCAGGTCAGCTCCGCCACCGCTTCCAGGTATCCATAACCTTCCCATCTGTTTCTACACCCCTTTCAAGCCCACGGTCAGGTCAATCGTGGGCTTCTTATTGTAACATTTAAATGTTGCCTGGCCATCTGCCGTATTCCCATCGTCAATCATTCCAAATGCTTTATTGTACGCTTTCACCTGTTCCGGCGTTGCCCCGTCTGCAATCACCTTTACCAGTATGGGGTTGTCCTCCGTTGTCAGCCCCTCTATCAGCACAGTCTGGGTATATGGGGCCGCAGTGCTCCATCCGGATGCCTGGAGCGTGACGGGTACAACATGGTTCAGGGCATTCACTGCCTTATTCGTAGCGTTAATGTCATTCTGTCCAAACTTATCCCCCTTCTGGGTATATGGAGTGGCATCTGCTATCATGCAGGTACCATCCTCATTGGTGGCAATCCTCCAAATCCTGGAACCCTCAAAGATGTCGTCCTTATAATCTGTTTTTAAACTCATTACTCAAATGCACCTCCATTAAGTGTGAACGCCAGGCGCCTGATTCCTTCGGCCCTTCCTAATATATTCCTGTATATCTTCAGGCAGGCGGATTCAATACGGTTCAGCTCTTGCCAGTCAATGAATGGGCCGTTGTCATGATAAAACTGCCTCTCTCCTACATTGAAGGGAAATGTCCCTACGCAGACGTGGTCTATATTGGCCTCAAAGTGGTTAATTTCATCTGCATAGAAGCCGTAATCCTGGTATGTCTTATCCGCTCCCATTTCCTCAAATTCAAAGTCTGGCCACAGAGCAAGGGCCTGGGCGCGTATCTCATTGATATTGCCCTTGATACGGTTATAATCTCCGATATTAAAATAATCACCGGACTGCCAGTCTGTTTTTGGCTGTTGCCACATAACTCATGTCCCTCCTCGCTTTAATGGTCCCGCTCAGTCCACCATTGAATTTCAAAGTATGGTCCGTCACCCGTATCAATAAATCCGGAACATACTTATTTTCCAGAAAGGCAATGTCATTGGCATCCATTCTGGGTTCCCCACGATACTGCAGGTCATATTCCCGGTCCGATTTGAGGTAATCTCCTATCCAATCAGCAAGATTGGCTGCATGAGCCCCATCTGACACCAGGGGGTTCTCCCAGGTTTCCAGGCTACCCGTTGGGTTGAGCTGCCTGCTGACCTTAGTCTGCGTTATAAGGTATTCCTTACCCATAACCACCACCTCGGTGACCCCCGCAATGCCTGTAAGCTCCACTGTGGCATAATAGGCACTGCTGCCTATGATTGTTGCTGTCTGACCTTCTGACGGTTCTATGAGCATCACTGACAGGTCGTAGGAGGCATTGGACAGGTAAAACGTATACTGTTTATCCTGTTCTGTCACTGCTATGGTCTCCCTCACAAGCTCCTTAGTGTCGTCTGTACTGAGATTGTACATGGTGCGTACCACCTGCAGTTCCCTGACTCTGGCCAGCTGCGTGCCCTTTGGGGTCTTGGTCAGCTCCACACCATACTCAAGGATATAATCCGTGCTGTCACCGAAGGTTATGTTATCCAGGACCACACGATTATTTGGGCATCCTCGGACAAATTCCAGCTCCAGGAAGTCAAATTCCGGAAACTCATGGCCGACCACGTAGGTCTGGGTGAGCCCTGAAACCATGTAATCCTCCTGCAGTGCACCATTGTAATAGGCATGGAACATGACCGTATCCGGACAGTTCTGCCCGAATTCCAGGGTCAGTCCAAAACACTTATACGCTGCCTCCATGGTTATTCCAACT